TATAAAATACCCATGCGTCCATTTGATTATAATAAATTATTTAAGAAATGAACAGCAACGGATCTCCATTAAAAATAATTTATGAAGGGTTGGCAAAAGAATATCCTCAATTACGGGAATATGGATTTGACAGTTTTGCTAAAGATATGGAGAACGAAGAAAATCTTAAAAAAATATATCAAGGACTTTCAGAAAGGGATGAAAGCTTACAAAAATACGGATTTGATGCTTTTAAAAATGATATGTACGGAGGAACACAGAAACAGCCGGCACAGAAAGAAAAAGAATTTGTAACCCCCGAAGTAACCTCTCTACAACCTGAAACAGAAATTCCTGAAACAGAGGAAGATAAATCTGTAACCCCTGAAGTAACCCCCTTACAACCCGAAACAGAAAAAGTACCATTGTATTGGCAAATATTTATGCCACAGGAAACAGTTAAGCAATTAAAAGGTTTCGGAAGGGGCTTTTTGGCCGCAGGGAAAGAAACTTTGGGAACAACGGCTACTGCTATCGAAGATCAGTCATTAAAGCTCAATAGCCTTTTGAAAAAAGTATCTGATAATCCGAAATGGCAAGACTATTTATTAGAACATGATGAACGAATTAAGGGTAATATTGAGGATATTAAGAATTGGAAAAAGAATGTTCCTGAATTATCAGGTGGTCCCGGGGAGTTTTTAGGCGGATTATTACCATTTGTAGGCATGGCCACAGCAACGGCAATGACACGAAGTCCGGCAATGGCAACAGCAACAGTTGGTATATTTGCGGAAATGGGTTATGGAGAAGGTATTGAGGCAGTTGATAATCGGAGAAAAGAATTAGAGGAATTAGCGAAAATAAGAAATGATTACAATAAGAATCCTCAAAATTATGATAAAAATACAGTCTATGAATTATTTAAAAATAAAGGATTTACAATTAAGGATATATCTGGATCTTTAGATATTAGAGACAACAGAGGCAGAACAATTGAAGAAAAAATTCCAGATGAAGCAACGAGAACCGGTGCTGGAATATTATATGGTGCAGCTTATGCCGTACCTATGGGTGGCTATCTGGGAAAGATGTTACCCAAAGGAGCAATAAATAAAGCAATGGCAAAAGGATTGACAGCAAGTCCAGAACTAACCGGAAAATTTGGAAAGGCGGTTTTTGAGGACTTTATGCGGAAACAACCCAAACTGGCATTGCAACTTGCTGAAAAAGCCGGCCAAGGTGCATTGACAATGAATACTATTCAACTTAGTAAAAAAGCAGTCGATGAGTTTCTTATAGGTCGCAATGTTTCTCCGGAGGAATGGTGGAATACGGTCAAACATGCAACTGGAAGCGGAATAGCTTTTGGATTAATGACTGGCCCCTTTGCTATTCACGCTCAAAGTAAGGCGAGAATACAGAGGTGGAATACTCAGGGAGAAATTACCCTGACAATGGATAAGAAAGGTAATCCAGTTGAAATATTACCAACAAAAACTCCATTAAAACAAAAAGGACTTACAGCGGATGGTAAAATAGTAGATGTTTCCTCTGAAATGGTAGAGAAGTCATTTACTATACCAATAAAGGTATTTAATGAATCTGTTAAGTCCTTTAAAGAAACGGGCAAGGCGCCGGCAACAATGGAAAGGGATGCTTATTCAACAAGGTTAATGAATTATGCGAATAAAATTTCACATAAAGAAACTGGCAGTATATTAGCCTTACCTAAAGACGAGAAAGGGAGAAACTTATATATTAAAGAAGGAGATTTTAAAACAGCGCTTAAATCAGAAACCCAAAATATTATAATGAGGGGTGACGGAAAGGATTGGATATTGATTGATTTAGAAGGGAATCGATATACTGCGCCAGTAATTAGTCCTAAAAATATCAAGATATTGTCCAAACAGCGTTTTGTGGATTCTTATATGAAAGAATATGATTCTAAATTTGGTGGAGTACCAAAAGAATCTTCCCAACCAAAAATCGAAGCAGGTACGGAAAGAACTGCCAAAGAACAAGTACCTGAAACACCCCCGCCACCACAGACGCCGCAACAAAAAATACAAAATGCAGGTAATATAGCAAAGCAGGAAGCTGAAATTAAAGCTAACGAAAGGCTTCATTCAAGTGGAAAATTTATAACCGTTCAGGATGAGGAAGGTAATATTTATAACGTTAAAGATGGTGATCTGAATGATAAATCTGGCATCATAACAGTATATGATGAGGACGGAACAGCTAAACCCTTGTCAATAAAAAATGTAAAAAATTGGGAAGTCAAAGATCCCGAAGAAGTATCACAGGAGTTTGCTGACGAGGTTATGGCTGCCACACAGGAAGAAATTGATTATATCAATAGTAACTCGATTGATATTAAAGGACAACGATATTTAGTATTACCAGCTGAACAACAAATAGAGGGGCGAATTACTATTGTCCCCATAGATGATCAGGGCAATGCAATAGGTGAACAGCAAACGATTACAGCAGAAGAATTAAAAAAGATAGAGCAAGAAGAAGTTGAAAGGAAACCGGAAGAAGCTAAAGAGGAAATAATCGAACCAAAACAGAAACAAAAAGTTGTTTCTCAAAAAATAGGGAAAAATACTTTTGATATTATTGAACACGAAGAAGGATATGATGAAGTTGTCCCCTCTGAAGATATGCCTCTTGAGAAGGCATTGCCTATACTTGAAAAAGAATTTGAGGATCGACCAGGATGGAATGTTGTTCCTGAAAAAGAACAAATAACGATCCCCGGAGAAAATAAATATGATAAGCCGACAACAAAAACGGTTATCAAAAGTATAAAAATTCAGCCTATATCTGAACAAAAAGAAACAGAGCCTCCGATCCGAGACAAAGAAGTGTTAGAATATACTTTCAATAATGAGCAAATTTCTAAAGAAGACGCAGAGGCATTAATTATAGAGGCTGAAACACCGGAAGAAATAGAGAGATTGAATTTTCCTGATGATGATAAAGAAATCCAGGCATTAATTGAAGAAAAGTTTTTGAAACCCGAACCTGTTTATAAAATAGGAAAGAAAAAGATAACTCCACAGCAGGCTAAGGCTAAAATTTTATTAGGAAAACTTGAGGGATTAACAGTTGAAAATGATCCTGAATTATTAAAACTCTATGAGGATAAAACAAAAGAATTGGGAACTTTTAAAGAAAAGCCAAGAGAAAAGTTAACCAAAATCAAAAAAGAAGTACCTGAAAAAGAACCAGTTGAAAAAAAAGAAGAACTGGAAAGTTTACAAAAAAAAGAAACTTTAAAAGTTTTAGATAAAATAAAACAAGCAAAAACAAGGAACGAATTATCAGAGGCAGCTAAAGCATTTAGCAATCTTTCTCCTGAAACACAACAAGTAAATCTTAATGATTATAACATGGCTGTTAAAAAAGCCAATGAACGTATAACCAAGATAGAAAATAAAGAACTCGAAAAAAAAGAACGTTGGGAAGAACAGGAAATGCGAGAAAAAGGTGAAATTCCCGACAGACTAACTTATGGCGATGATAACCTATGGGTAAGCAGGTTTTCTCTTGATCCCAATGAAATTTATAATGCTTACCAGAATGAAAAAGAAAATACTCCATATAAACAATTAACCGAATGGCAGAAAGAAGCACTCGGACAAACATTCAGAATAGATGATTTTATCCGTTTTGGTGATAGAAATAAGATAACAAGTACGTTGGCGCGAGCATGGCTAAAAAAGGAAGGTAGGCCAATGGATACCTTTGTTAGTGAGTCTGAATATAATAGAGAAGAAGGCAGTCCGGGGGCAGTTGAACCATTTACTCTTGATGATCTTATTGATTTTATATTAAATAATCCCGATAAAAACGTTAGAAAAACTACTAACACTCAAAATGACTTAAGGCGGAGATATAGACAGATTACCGGAGAGACTATTGATAAATATCAAAAACCAAAAGAAGAATCTGAAACCGAAAAAGATGTTTATAAATGGTTAAATGATAATAACCTTACTTGGTTTACGCCGGAAGATATGTTAAAAACTATTGAAAAAAATAAAGATAAATTAAATGAAAATAATTATCTTAGATACAAAAAATACGCAGAAAATGAAATTGAAAGAGCAAAACAAGCAGAAGCAGAATGGTTCGAGGAAGATGAGCTTCGAGGAATTCAAAGAGAAGATGAGATTAGGCCGAGTGCAATTGATGAACGAGCTCCACGAAAAGAGGATGAAGGAATACCGCGAGAAGAAAAACCAGCCCCCGAAAAGCCAGAAATAACCGTTTTACCCCTCGATAAGAAGCTTAAAGAAGCTGAAAAACGAGTTGAGAAGAGGCCAGAGAAAGAATCCTGGCAGATGACAAGGGATGAATTTGCTACAATTGGATTAAAAAATAATTATTGGCAAAAAAATAATAAATGGTTTACTTCCGTAGAAGGAAAAGAAGTTGAAGTCCCAAATAAAGAAATCAATAGATTAAAAGAAGAAGTTTTTGCCCCTGGACATAAATACCATATTAAAAAAGCCCTCGCCGAAGGTAAACCCGTTCCAAAAGAAGTATTAAAAGATTATCCTGATTTAAAACCGGATGATATTATTGAAGANNAAAACCGGATGATATTATTGAAGAACCTATTGAAAATTATCGTATCTTTGAAAAAGATGAAATAAATAAGGCATATGGCTCAAAAGAAAAAAGACAACAAGTTATTAAGAGTACCGCTAAGGATGTTGGAAGAAGAAGCCTCTCTGGGGATTACTATAGAGGACGAGGTCTTGTACGGGAACGGGGAGAGACAGTTGAAGGCAAGGAAAGAGCTTCATCGTTCCTTGATAAAATTAAAAAAAGAACGGTACTTGAAGGATTCAAAGAATCAGGTGAAATAGATTTTATTGGTCTGCAAATTAATTCTCCACAGGATATTGCAGATATTTTTGCTATTCATCGCTCCCCCTATATCGAAAAATCACATATCATATTTATAAAAGATAATAAGATTGTTGGAACAACAGCAACAACATTACATCATACTACCAAATCTTTATTCTTAAAAATTGAAAAGATAGAGGATTTATATAAGAAATTCAATGCTGATGGAATGTATTTACTTCATAATCATCCATCCGGCAATCATAAACCTTCTCTTAATGATTTATTAGCTACTATAAATATTAAGAGAGAATTATCTCCTAAAGGTGTAAACTTAATCGGTCATCTTATTATAGATGATAAAAAATTCAGTTATATTAATATAGCTAACAAACCATATACCGGAACTAATTTAGTTTTTGAATTTGAAGATTACCTTAATAATGAAATAGAGGAAATTGAATATAAAAATGCTGTTCCTAAATTATTTACTGAACGTGAAAAGTTGCCTTTTGGGAATGATGCCCCTAAAAGATTAATGGAAATTTCAAAAGCATTACTTAAAGAAAAAGGATACAAAGGAGCAATTATTTATCTTTCACCGAATCTTAATATTAATGCTTATGATGTTTTTCCCGAAAATTCAAATCAACAAGATATTATAAAAATATCAAAAGATGGTATTGAAAACCATTTAGGATCAAGGTTGGCCTTTGTGCATGATGGAAGTTATAATTTTACAGATTATTTTATGCCTGATGGTACTTTAGATGTCATCAATACTCAAAAAGGAATAAGTGAGTATTATAAATCAGAAGAAAAAAAGGAAATTACAGAAGATGATATAATAACTCTCTGGGACGAAGCATTAAAGTATCGTTCTGTAGAACCCTTCTATTCACCCACAGAGAGAGCACTGGAGAGTATAAAACAAAAAAAAGGCACACCAGATCAAATGAAAGCCATGTTGCTTAAAAACGGCGCAAAACAGGCTGAGTTGGACTGGATGGGATGGGATGATTTTGTAAATAAAGAAATAAAATTTATAAGAGAACCAGATAGGATTGTGAAGCCAAAAAGGATTCCCATTGATGTGATCAATGAAAACAATCGCTGGGTTATTGTTTTTAATGATGGAGTAAAATACAAATATTCAAATGAGAAGCGAGCAAGAGAAGATTATGAGAAATATTTAAACGAAAAATCTAAAATAATACCTGGAAAATATATTTATAGAAAATCTTATGGAAAAGAATTATTTCAGAGAAACCAAGATTCGCCAAACATAGAAAAAAAATATTCATCTTATCATTTTGCTTATGAACCGGGATTGAGACATATTTATAAAAACCCGAAAGCATACGATGAAGTTGATAGAATATACAAAGAAAAAGGCTATTTAGAGGAGGCTTATGTAGTAAACAATTACAATCCAGATGACTTTAAATTAAAAGACGAATATGTTGTGGCTATTAGAACAGATGAATATAGTAAGCCTGCATTTATAGGAGGATCAGCCAGTGATGACTATTCGGTATTTTTTGAAGGAGAAAAAATTGCTGATGTATATGATGGAGTAATTGTTAAGCCCACAAAAATACATGATGTATGGAAGGGGGGCGAACAAATAATTGCAGATCCGAATATCCAAAGCAACAATATTATCACTAAAGCCGAAATTCAGGAATGGATTGATGAGAATAAGATTAAGGTAGAGGAAGTGAAAAAAGGGACATTGTTTGAACCCGAAAGCAAATATGGTCCTCCTGAAAAACCACAGAAGAAAGACTATCCCTTAATGTCCGATTATCTCAATGCCCTTGAAAAATATTATAAGGAAGTTCCTAAAGGGAAAGAAAAACCTAAAGAAAAAGTTAATTATCAACAGGCAATTAACAATCTTAAAAATGATCTTAAGCCATATTACGGAAGGGGAACGGCAGGAGAAAAGGCCAGGCAGACCAAACGAAGGAAGATAATTGAACAGTTTATTCGTGAAAATAGGGATGATTTAAAAAAATTGTATAATTATCGTATCCCCCCTGCCCTTAATGCAATCAACAAAGCAGCAAGGACGAATAAAGGATTGATGAGTGCTATTGCTAAACTTGAAAAAGCTATTAATGACAGTTTAAATGGATTAGCAAAGAAAAAAGCAGATAAATTTATCAAAGACATCACTGCAATCGAAACAGCAAAAACAGAAGGAGGAATAATAAAAGCTGTTAATTTTCTACAAGAGGGAATTGATTACAGGGATGCCATTGTTCAAATAACGCAGACGAAAGGTGATCAATTAGATGATTTAAGGGATGCTATTGATAGTTATTCTGATAGTGCAGATGAAACAGCTAATACTTTAGGTATAGATGATGAAATGATTAGTCGTTTAGCAAAAAGTGATATAATTCATAGTCTTATTGATACTTATGGAAATTTAAGAAATAAAAAACTTTCCGAAGTGGAGAAGGCGATAGCTATGTGGGATGAAAATTTTAAAGAATTAAAAGCACAATTCAGAAAATTCAGGGAAAAAGAACTTAAGCGTAAACAAGAATTACAGGACAAAATATTTAGGGATGTTTCAGGTGAGCCAACGGAATTTGAAAAGAAACAATTTGAAGAAATTACATCGCAAAAACAAAGAAGTAAAGCTGGAATCATTAAAGAGTTTCAAAAATTACAGGGAACAATAGCGAGTTTTACCCATGCTATTTGGAGGGGATATACGGAAGGTAAACCGGCAAAGGATTTTTTTAAATCTAATTTGTATGAATTATATAAAGCAGTAGACAGAGGGGCAAGTGCAAAGGCTGGAATGCAGTATGCTATGAAAGCAAAGCTCGATGAATATATTTCCGATATATGGGACAGCAATAAAGCATTTAGAAAAGAATTGAAAGAGGATGTTGAAATAACATTATTAAAACCAACCGTTGACAATAAAACAGGGAAAGAAAAGGATGTTCCGAGAAAAATAAAAATTAATACTGATAGTGCAGCGCATCTATGGGCTTCATGGCAAAGTGAGGCTAACAAACCCTATATGGAAAAAATAGAATATCAAAAAGAGATTCATAAGATGACGGAAGATACTTTTAAGGAACTGGACGAAAAATTATCTGATAATATTAAAAATTTCACTACCTTATTAACAACCGACTATTACGGCAATCCTGAATATTATACTGCGGTAAATGATGTTCTTAAGCGAAAGACAGGACGCGACCTACCCCAGCTGACAGGCTATATACCGGTAAATGCAAACAGGTATGGTAATCATATCCCCTACGAAGTAACTAATCTGGGTATTTATCGAAGTATTGTAAAAGAAAGAAGGTATGGTCTTTATGATATTGATCGTAATGGAATATTTAATAATGCTTTTGAATATGCCGATAAAGTTTCCTCTTTTGCTCATCTGTCCGAAGCAGTCAGCGACATGGCGTATACTCTTAATAGCAGAAAGGTACAAAGTGGTTTAACTGCAATGGGAACAAACGATAAAGCTCAACAAATAATTGATCTTCTAAATAGGGGATATAATTTACAAAGAGAACCAGGGAGTAAAGGATGGAATTGGTTAATGAGAAGATTCGTTTCTACTAAAATACTTATGAATTATAATCTTCTTCCTAAACAGTTGACTTCCGTTGTTGCTATGCTTGATAGTGATTTTGGCAATCCGGCAGATGTAGCGATGGAGTTTTCCCGATGGATGACCGGAACATCCAATAAAGAAGTATTAGAAACGGTCAAAGAAATATTACACAATCATCCTGATCTAAAATTTAGAAATATTATAGATATAGAAAGTCTTACAAAAAAGCAACGCAGACAGCCCCATGTTCACATGTTTGGTACGGGGCGTGAAGATATAGCAAAAGGAATGTTGGTAACAACTCTCTGGAATCCTACGGCGGTCGGCGACAGAATAGCTATACAAATGGGAGGTATCCCCATTGCGGTACATAATTATAAAGTAGCATATAAATATGCAAAAGACGTTCTTAATAGATCGGAGAACGAAGCGAAAAGTTATGCAGCGCAGGCGGCAACAGATATGCTTATGGAATTTATCAATACTACACAACAGTCTGCTAAAATTACTCATAAATCATTAGTGCAGTATGGTCACTGGAGAATGTTTACTGCTTTTATGAACACAGTAATGGGATATCAGAGAAAAGTAACCCGTCATGCAAGAGACGTTAACAGAGATTATCAGGCAGGCAAGAAAAGATTGATTGATCAGGGGGAAGACCCGATTATCGCAGGAGCCAAAGCAATAGGATCAATTAATTTTGCAAAAGTTATTTCATTGTTAATATATACTTCTTTATTGCCAGTGCTTTTTGATACAGTTACCTCTCTTGGAGGAAACATTGCCCGACTTTGGGATGATGACGATGAAAAAAGAAAAAAAGCAAGATGGAATATGTTGTTTCAGGCAACATTGGGATGGACAAAAGGATTATTTGGAATCGGTTTTGTATTAGAATATGCCTTAAATCAAATGCAGGGAATTAGTTACGGAAAACGCGATGATAATATTGTTCCCGTACTTGATGATTCTCTGGATTTGTTAGATGCAATAATAAGGGGCGGAAAATTGGTTTCTAAATATAATGATGAAACTATAAAAGATCGTTCTGAATACGAACAACAGCTTTATAAATCAATGGCGAAAGTTGGGATAACAGGAGGAGGTTTATTTTTAGGTATGCCTGTCACCTTTTTTCACAGAGCCTTTCAGGTATTAACGGAAGATGAATATAATAATACTCTTAGGGCGGTAGCACGTCTTTACGGAATGCCTAAAAAAGAACTTGAAAGAATATTTGATGCAGAGGAACAACATTATAAGGCAATAATTAAAAAAGCTAAAAAATTTGAAGACAAACTGGATGAATTATATGAAACAGACTATAAAGAATACGAAAAATTAAAAGATTCTAATGAATGGAAAATATATCGTCAAATATTAGACCTCGATAAATACATTAAAAAAAGCGAAAGACAGAAAAAGGATTATGAAGAAATAGAGGATGTTGAGGAGGTTGAAAGAATAGAGAAATATAAACAAGATAAGATGGATGAGTTTCAAGATGTAGTTAAAAAATTAGATAAATTAAATATCAATAAGCCATGATAACAGATATTTCAAAATTAGATATAAAGAGACTTGTCCGGAGACAGGAAGGGTTAAGATCTTCCAAAGTCACCATAAAAGATACTTCATTTAGCAATATATCTGCTAATATGAGGATGATGGAAACATACCATCAGGATTGGGATTCTCTGGATGATTTTCGGGAACGTTATCGCAGGGTATGTAAATTTCATCGTGGTGATCAGTGGGACGATAAAACTACCAATGATGATGGCGAAACCGTAACAGAAAAAACTTATATTCAAGAACAAGGTAAATTGCCATTGAAGCAGAATATTATGAGACCCCTCGCAAAATCACTGGAAGGATTATTCCGTAGCGAAAAAAGTAAATCTGTTGTTGTAAGCCGTAAGCCAAATTCGGCTAATCTTGAAAAAATGCTTTCCAATGCCATTCAATATGCCTTACATATTAACGAAGTAAGAGAGATTGATCCCAGAACATTTGATTTATTTATTCTTTCTGGACTTCCTATACAAAAAGTTGGTTATGATTTTATAGATAAATATGGAAGATATGATATTGTTATAGATTACATTGATCCACAGTATATATTTTTTAATAGTGATATTAAAGATGTCAGATTAAATGATCTTAGAAGAATAGGCCAACTACATGATATTACGATGGATGAATTATTTGTTCATTTTGCCAAAACAAAGAAAGATAAAAAAGTGCTTGAAGATTTATATCGTCCAGTTACTAAGCAGGAATTAGTTTCTCTATATGGATTGTCGGCTGAAAAAGGGAAAAATCTTGATTTTTATCTTCCGAATGAACCTCATATATGTCGCGTAATAGAAGTATGGGAGAAGAAAGCAGTTGATGTTATTGAATATTGGGATAAAGCAGATGGTAGTGAAGGTATCTGGGATGGAACTCTTAATGAACTAATAGAAATAAATAAATTAAGAGAAGTTGAATACGAGGCAAACAATATACCGGAAGATAAAAGACTTTATATTTTCTTTGATCAAAGTACAGTCTTTAAATGGTTTTTTAAATATCTTACACCCTTTGGTCATATTTTGCGCGAAGGAGAAACTCCCTATGAACACAATATGCACCCCTATATAATGTATCCTTATCCATTAATTAATGGTGAAGTATGGGGTCCGATTGAAGATATTATTGACCAACAGAAATATATTAACCGGCTTATAACTCTCTGGGACTTTATTATGGGTACCAGTGCTAAAAATACTGCTATTTTCGATAAAGGTTCTTTAGATGGTGTGACACCAGAGGAACTTCGTGTTAAATATCGGGAGGTAGGAGGAGTGATAGTTCTTGATATGAAAAAAGGAAATGCAATGCCTCCAATGGAATTAGGTGGTAAATTACCCAATCTGGGGATAACTGAACTCATCGGAATGCAACTAAAATGGATGCAGGATATTTCAGGTGTTCAGCCGGCACAGCAGGGACAATCACCTGGAAGCGGAACCCCAGCCAGTAGATATGCAATGGAAATACAACAAACCAATCTCAATCATCGAGATTTAATGGAAAGTTTTACCAGTTTCCAGAAGCGGAGAGATATGAAGGTTCTAAAAACAATTATTCAATTTTATAGAAGCAAGCGCTATTTGGCAATATCTGGTAAGGATGAAGAACAAATATACGATCCCGAACAAATTGAAGATGCAAATGACTATGATTTGGTTATTGCTCAAAGTATGGACTCGCCAACCTATAAAAACTGGATGGATGAAATGCTGAAAGAATTTGTAATGAACGGATTTATTGATATGGAAATGTTCTTAACTCATTCCAATCTGCCTTTTTCTGATGTTCTCTTAGAAGATCTATTAAAGAAAAAAGAACAAATACAAAATGGTCAAATATCTCCACAGAAAGCCGTTAATGATGTTTCACAAAACTTCAATCAGCAAGCACAAAAGGCAGGTGTAGATATGAATAATATGAATAAAGTTATTGGAATGATGAATCCGAAAAAAAATAACGCAGCGTAATATTTTTTATTTTATTGTCTAATTGAGTATTTGCTGTGCAAGCCTTACTTCTTTTTTTGCTTTATCTAAAGTTATAGCATGGGTTAGAAAATCATCAATTATTAAATTCATTTTATTTATATATTCTGTTTGTTTTATAAATTCTTTTATAAACAGTGAAGGATCGGACACTATTTTTTTAGGAGGAGTAATATACGTAATTGGCATAAGAGCCAAGGCCATAGTTGTTACACTTAAATTTTTTAAAAACTGTTTTTTCTCCATAATAGTTTATTTTCAAATTTTTTCTTTTTAAGGGTTTAGTATGTAACGAAAATAAGAATAATTTTATACAAAACCTAATATTTATATCATCAGGAAAAGTTATAATTTGATATTTCTTATTTATTTTTAGGATAAACAACGCAATCAGCCACTTCGTGTAATTTTATTGCAGTAACATCTTTCCCGAGAACGCGAATTTTTTTATTCAAATTAATATCCAGTGTTGACAAAACCGTATATCCTATCAATGATTTTCGGATTACATAACATTTCCGGTTTTCAATATTTGCCCTTGTTTGTGCCTGTTTTTTTGCCATAGTGAAGGATAATTTTCGTAACCACCAAATAATATTATTCCAGGTTATACGAGGGAAGTATTTAAAACTATATAAACATACATTTTTTATTTCCCGATGTTTATAATCCGCTACCTGTTTAAGTGCATATTCAATCATTGCCGATTCGATACGTTTTATCTTATCATCAGGTATTCCCTTTAGTGTTTTAAGATTTGTGAGTAGTATAAAATGAGGATTATCGATTTTCATAATTTTAGTTTTTGGATGTTGTATTGTACTATGCATCATTTTTAAGTTTAAAGCCCTTTGTTCTTGACAAAGGATAATTCATATTAATTGTGTCAGAAACTGGCTTCTGATTTTAATTTTCTGATTTTAATCGGTTTCTTTTCAATAAGCTGCGGCATAGGCATTTTCTTAGTTGCTATATGAAATACTCCCGCAGTCGCATCAACATGATCATCTTTCTGTCCCTCCACGGCCCCCAGTGTTCCGTCCTCTTTCTTTTCAAACCAGTTCATTTCCTTAATAGCTCTAATATCCCTCTCAATAAGACAATAGCCTCCCTGTTTCCCCTTATCTTTATAATATCGTTCCCTGGAAGCCGCGTACAAATCATCAATAACTACCGGTTTAGTTTTTATATTCATGTGAAAACCATAGTGAGGATCAAAATCATTTCCTACCTTATCCGGTTTATTCCTTATATATAGATTATCGTAATAATCAGCAACTTTTTCAATTACTGTCAGGAAGTGATCATCAAGACGTCGATCTTTTTCGTAAGTATTAGATTCATATGCCAATAAGGCATTGTCGTACATTGTACATACTTGCGCGCACATCCAGCCAAAGAGGTCCTTATCCCAGTGTCCATGTAATACAGCAACAACTTCCGGATCTCCACCCTCAATCATCCAGTACCTGTCAACAACTTTCAAAACCGAATAATCTGCCCCCTTCCATACTCCGCCAATATCAGCATAAGCAACATATCTGTGAAGTACCTTAATGGAAGTATCCGGCATTGTCCATATCCAGAGTTTGCCTTTATTGTTGGGGATAAATTCAATATTCTGAAAGGCTTTTTCTCCCTGTGTGCCATCTGCCTTAACATCACCGATAAATTCTGGTGGCATACAGTCTTGCTCCATTGCCTTAAGATATTTGGGGTTAAAACGTTTTTCCCCGGCAGACTGGAAAGCATCCTCGGGAGTAGCGGGATTTTCTTGGAGCATTTGCCATTCGGAGAACATATGATTATCCCTATCAGCTTGTTTGTAGCGATCTGCCATATGTTTATTATACCAGTTTATTCCTTCTAAAGTGGCGCCATACTCCCAAAGCGTCCAGTCATATTCTCCCATTCCCTTAATAAATTCATTGATATTTCCTTCAATAGAAACCCTATCCCTGTCAATTTTCCACCAAGGAACAAAAACGGCTTCATATCTTGTCTTCCCTTTTACTGCCCATTTCCATGAATCATAGAAATAATTAAGCCCCTGTGCTGTCGATTCTTCAACTATAATAGAGTAAGGAACATCTGGTATGGTTTCTTTTAATGAAGTGATAAGTTGTTGAGCTGTACGACGGGGAGTGTCTTTCCAACTACTGACCTCTGAAAAATGCCCCATAGCATAATTATAAGAGCGAAACTGATCAGGGTTATTGATTGATCCCACACCGATAATACCACCGGTCTCCACACAAATGCGGTTTTTTGTTGATCCCTCAAATGGTCTTAGAGTTATTGTTCCTATCTCTTTGGGATAAAATTTTACTGCCCTTGTATACATTCCTCTTATATTTCTGGCTGCATTATCATCTTGTGCGCAAACTGCCAAATGCCAATTACGTTTATGTATCTGTTGAATCCACATCATATATATTTGTACTAACGTGGATCCGCCCCACTGTCGGGCTTTTAATAAAACAACACGAATAGGAGCACCAGCAAGTCTCATTTTCTCCAAAACTTTGAGAAGAATAAGTTGTGCACCACGAAGTTTAAAAGGAATATCCTTAAAGGTATCGCTACCAACTATTGTAATTGTCTTTATAGCCCAAAATTCAAAATCGTGTTTAAATCTTTCGTAGTTTAATGAAATTATTACCTCGTCAACCGGAATGTTAAATTTTTTGGCAAAATCATATATTGAAGAAAAATTCACTATACGATTTACCCAGTCTACATTAAGCATAGCTATCGGTAACCACATAGCTATTCCTATATCAGAGAATATTATTTCCTGACGTTCAAGTGGACCACCTATTCCCTTAATTGGATCATAGTGAGCATCCAAAAGCGCATTTCTTTTCTTATTTTCTTTTATTAATCTTTCTTTCATTCCATATATAATCTTTTCCCCTTTAAGGTATTTACATATTTTAAGGCTTTGTAAAATACAGAGCGGCTCAATTTTATGTTTTCCACTATAAGCAACTTTTCAGTAACAAGTTCTATGATTCTGCTTTCTGAAATATATGGAGCATTTTTGCCAAGAGAAGATATGATTTGGTCGTGAGTATTGACTATTTTTAAATACTTTTTTTGGGTTGAAAAATTCATTTCATTAATTTAATTTAGATATATAAATATGTAAATATATAAATATTGAACAAATATACTAAATCGGGACAATTTTATCTTGTTTTTTGCATAAAAATAGTATGCTTTTTAAAAATCAGGATGTTTTTGTCTTGATTTTAGAAAATTAAATACATTGTCTTATATATTTTTACCTGTGAAAATTATGTTTTTAACATATAAAAATTTTCAAACATGGTAGACAAAGAAGAACGTAAGAAAAATGCAGTTGCAGGAGAGATTGATTTTCAGCCTGCAACTAAAGAAATTACAGAAACACCGGAAATTATTCAAAAAGAAAAAGTACCTGTTTCGGAAAAAGACAATGCAGTAAAAAAGGAATTAATCCCAGAGGATACAAAAGAATCGGTAGAAGAAAAGTTTGAACCTGAAAAAAAGGAGGATAATGTACAGGAAAAACTTAAGGGTTATGTTCAGAGATTTTATCCGGATGCTGATGTTTCCACGCCCGAAAAGCTTATGTCCTCATTACTTCCGCTTGTGGAAAGTACTATTTCCTTCCATGATGATCTTTATGGAGTAGTTGAGGAATTTCCTGAATTTGGTGATTTCATTATTGGACTAAGGAGGGGCTATACTCCACAACAGGCAATAGCTATGTATTTTGATCCCGAAAGCCTTACACCTCCAGAGGGAGCTGAGGATGAAGAAGCGATTTTTAAAGCCAAAGAAGAACGCAGGAAGATGGTTAATGAGAGAAAAGAAAAACAAAATCGTATAAATGGTAATAAAGAAGTTACCGCTCAGAATCTTATCAACATAAAAGATGAACTTGGATTAACCGATGAACAAACTATGCAGGTAGGTAAAATGGCTGGTGAAATTTTTCAGGATTTTCTCGATGATGGATTAGTTAAATCGGAGAATTGGAAAAAATTAGCCAACGGACTAAGACATGAAAATGTTTTATCTGAAAAAGAAAAAGAAAAAGAGGCAGCTATTGAGGATGCACGTGTTGCAGGACGAAATGAGGGTATTGAAAAGAAAAGGGCAACTAAAGAAAAAGGAGACGGGTTGCCAAAACTTACAAATACCGGTGGTGTGAAAGAGAAAGAGAAAGTTAGTGATGAAGATAAGTTTACTATTAATTTGAGAAAAAGAGTAAACAAAAAACGAATACTATAAAATTTAAAACAATGAAACAGAAAATTAATTATCAGAAACTTGCCAAGTTTATACTTGGAGCAATGGGAATGCTTGCTCTCATTTGCGTATTTTTCCCAACAATTGGAATATTGGGCGGAGCAGGATTAACACTTGCTGCCGCAAGTGCAACTTCAACAATTGAAGGAGAGCCGGCAACAACGGAGACACTTGATGCGGCTTCCGATGAATTGTTAAGGCCGGAGATATCGAAACTGATTACTAAAATCAGGCGTGATGTTTATCCCCTGGATACTATCATGCGTGAAATTGGTAAAGTTCGCTCAATCGATAGCGTGGAATGGAAGTATTATTCAAAAGATGAAAGAGGATTAGAAGATCAGGTTAGCGCAGCATATACTTATGCCGGTGCTAAATCGGGTCAGTTGTCGGTTAATGCCGCTCACCAGTGGGCAACTCACGATATGATTGTATTTCCCGGAGTTAATGGCGGGGATGGTAAGAAACTAAGATGTATGGTTTCAGCCGTTGATGTTGCCTTGAATAAGATTACCGTAACTCCTGTTAATGGCAGGGATAGTGCCGGTATAGCGTTAGGTGATTATATGCCGGGAGTCACGAAGGATAGTTATATAACACGAATCGGGAACGCTCACGGTGAAACAGATGCACAAACCGAGCCTATTGAAATAGCACCTTATGACACTTATAATTATGCACAGATATTTATGGCACAGGTAGAGGAATCTCTTGTTGCTAAAAAACATAATAAAGAAGTTGATTTGAATATTATGGATTATAAGGAAGATGCGATTATTGATATGAGGGCACAAGCAGAATTGGCTATGCTGTTTGGTTATCCCTATAAAGGATTTTATGATCCTATACTTCGTAAGAAAGTGAATCTTTGTGGTGGAGCCGATTATTATATAACTAAATCAAAGAATTATACTAAAAGTAGTGCTATCACTAATGCCATCTTCAATTCCTGGGCTAAATATATCTTTACAGGGAATAATGGTTCCGACCGAAGAATACTATTTTCTGGAAACGGACTTTTGGAGAGAATGATGAATGCTGATCTGGTACAGAAACAAATGGAAGCTAAGGCAACCGAGATAGTGGCTGGTATCAGATTTAATAGAATAGTAACCGGTTTTGGTGAATTACTTGTTCGCAGGCATCAAATTTTTGATGAAGTTAATGGATATACCGATAATGGTTTAGTGCTTGATATGGAACATGTTGAACGCGGTTATTACGAGCCGACACAAACTAAAAAACTTGATCTTGACAGCACAGGACAGAAGAGAGTAGATGCAAGAAGAATCCTTGAACACTGGTCTATGGCATTCAGAAACCTTGATACACATTGTTGGATAAAAGGAGTATAATGAGCAAAAAGAAATATATATCAACCGGAGCAAACCCATTGTCTATTGACATAATGGACGGAGAAGTTCTTTATACTTTTGATTTTAGAGGCGGATTAAGGCATCCGCGTTTTATTCCTCCGTGTTTCATAACCGAGGATCCGAAAAAACAGAGGTTACTTGAAAAACATCCTCTTTATAATAAGGAATTTATGCTTGACGTAGAGTTAAGTCTAGAAGAAAATAAGGATGTAGAACCAAGCGTAACTACAGAAGTGCCAAAAATGGATTATGAGACAAAACTTAAAGAAGTGAGTTTTGCTAATGTCCAAGATGCTAAAATATGGTTGAATCGGGAACATGGCGTTTCGTTTACTAAAACAAAGAATAAAGCAAAAATAATTGATGTGGCCAAGAAACTCAAGTTGAATATACGTTTTGAAACAGACAAAATTTTAAAATAAAACATCATGAATTTAACAAAAGCAGAATTTATAACAAAATATTCCAGTAAACATTACGGAGATGTAAAGTCGCTGGAAAACAAATTGGCAGACCTCGCTGGAGAAGCATATGATGCTCAATCTAAAATTGGCGACTCTATGCCTGTTGTAGGAACCGTTAGTGAACTGGAAGCAGCAGTAGCTGCTCAAACAGCTAATCAGGTAATATGTGTTTTGGCTGGTAATTATAATTTGACAGAATCATTATCTATACCCCTGGCTGCCTCTGGTGGTGTTCTAAAGGCTCTTGGTCAGGTTAGTATCGTTGGTGCCGCAGACGCAGATGAAGCAATTTTGGTTAATCCCGCTGCTGCTGATGGAACTTTTGAATACACATTTGAAGGTTTTGATGACATAAAGGGCGGAGCTGATAAAATAGGACTTCATATTCTGAATGAAAATATTGGTAAAAAAATTAATATTTATCTAAAGCAATGTAACCTGCACGATAATGGAACAGGTAAGGCCTTAACGGCTGTTAATAGCGATGGATCAAATGCTATTCGTATCTATGCTGATGGCGGACAGATGTCAGAAATTGATGGTATTGCTTATACTCCTAAAGATGATGGAGACAGAGTAATTTTTAGAGATTACAATATTGATGAAAACATTGTTGTTGCAGCCGTTGACTGTACAGCTACATTTATGTTTATTGCATGTAAACTGCCTCACGAAGGAGTTACCGGCGGACACGCAAACAATGTTATCTCTGTTGCTAATTGTTGGACGGAAGCAACAGCATTTGTACCGGTTTTGCCCGATGCTAATGATTTTCCTGATGCGTTTAGTCCTACTATTTATCCAGCATCTTAATACGATATTAAAAGGATTAAAAAACGCTCTGTCCGTCAAAGGGCGGAGCATTTTTTTTAATAAGCAAAAAAATAAATGGCAGATTTAAGCACAGAAAGAATATCATTTGAACAAGCATTAAAGAATCTGCTCGATACTTACGGCGTAGGGGCGGGAAGCGGAACCATCGTTGCTGAGAGATTAACTCTCATTAACTATGTTAAGGCCAAACTGGATGAAATAATACCGGAAGGGGAAGGCGTTCAGTTTACAGTCGAGGACGATATTAATATTTCTGATCCTTTGAATTTGATTATAAACGCTATTCTTGATGAAGCCGCGAAAAAGGTTTTACTTAATGCTCCACTTCATATTCTGGAGGGCGTGGACGCAAGTTCACAGCCAGTTGTGCCGGAAGGAGGGAAGAGGGCGCTTATAAAAATTGACATGACAAATGAAAATGCCGATCTTACTTATATAGCAAGAGAGACCGGAGAAAGCGGTAATTCTATATCGGTTACTCATTCTGATCCTTCGGGTAATAATCAACCACTGCAAGTATCAATAGATGGAACTGATATAACAATATCTATGGCTACTGATTCAGAAGGGACTATTACTTCAACTGCCGCAGAAGTGAAAGCTGCCGTTGATGCTCATTCTGAGGCTTCGGCCCTTGTAACAGTTAAAATTGAAGGCGATGGAAGTGGGGTTGTTAATATAGTAGTTAAAACAATGCTCAGTGGAGGTATTAATGGTTCAGGAGAAACTGGATATATTGAACTTCCAGCTAATTTCCTTCGTTTGATAGTGCTTAAAATGGTTGATTGGGAAAGAGATGTAAGTTATGCAATTACCACTCGGGATCCTCTCTATAACATTCAAAGAAACAAATACGTAAGAGGAAAAACAGCTAAACCAGTTGCGGTGTATAATTTACGAACAATTGGGGGATTCTTAATTAGAGTAATAGAGTATTATTCAGTTGACACAAATCACACAATTGAAAGATTTTTTTATATGCCGGAAACAGCAGCCGAAAACGTTCAGAGTAATCTCGTTGATGCTTTAACTTGGTTTTCAGCGGGAATGATACTTCAAATTACAGAACGTGTTGATCTGGCAAAAGTAGCTTTTGAGCAAGAACAGCTATCATATCAAAACTTATAAGAAATGTCAACACAAGAAGAACTAATAACAGAATTTAGAAAAGAAACGGAAGATTTGGTTAATGCTTGGCTAATAGAGGCATTCCTTATTAAATATGATACTCTTTCTGCAAGCGTGGGAGATAATGTGATAGGTTTTTCGGGAGATGCATATGATAGTATTTCTGACTACAACGTGAGGATTATAGAAGCATTAGACAATGATGGAATAGACGTGAAAGGTGAACTTGAAATAAAGAATAAGACAATCAATGGTTTTACTATTAATGCCGTCCGATTATGTACTATAAAATGGCAAACAGCAAGAAATAATCCTAAAATTAGTTTTTATACATAAAAATAACAAAATAATGAAAAAGTTAATCTTCATATTATTTATTTTTATTTCGGTTTTATCTTTGGGACAGCAGAGAAAACAGTCAATAACATGGCTTCGGGTAGAAGATATTACTAATATAAGATATTTTATTTGGCAAGGAGACACTATTGACTTTGATGACATAAAAGTACCTATTACCAGTATAGAATTAGAAGATGATTATTTAAAGTTTTACAGAGGCGAAGATATACTAGATAGTGTATTTTGGGATTATACACAAACAGTAGATACTTTTAAAATCGAAGGAGACAGTATTCTTTTTAAAATAACAGGTGATGATTTACAATATTTAAATATTAGTTCCCTTTCGTCCAAACTTGATACTGTTGCACATGATAGTACACTAACAGGACAGGGGACGGTGAATTTTCCATTGAAAATTGATTCAACAATTCTTTCCAATTCACAGAAGAATACTTATGAAATAACCTTGCCTATTGCCGGAACATTAGCAGGTAGTATAATATCTGCAACCGAAGGTACAGACTATCCTACCGGATGGAATCTTTCTGCTTCTGGCTCTAATCTGGAAATAGGACACAATACAGACAGGTATGTAGCTAACGTAACGGTATTTTATAATACTGGTGGCGAGGGGTACAGACAACTTGTTAATTTTCAGAGTGCATATAATAATATACAAAATTACAATAAAGATAGCTTGACGATTGTATCAATCTCGGAGTATTACACACAATATAAACTTAAAGTGTATTTGTTAATGCAATGAAAAAATTAGTAATCATATTGCTATTATTTTTTTTTACCTTTGTTTCGTTTAGCCAAGATTTTACGGATTATCTTCCAGACGTTGCATGGAGGACTTATGTTGATAGTGTGGTCTGGCAAGGTACTGATACATTTACTGTAAAAATTAATCCGATTGATATTAATGACCCCGGTGCATTTGATAAGACAATTGGAGATTTCCTTGTAGATAACAAGTGGAGAAGGTATGAAATAATTGATTCTGCTACTGTTTCCAATTACCGGGTAATAACAGTTGTTGATGTGTTTAAATCCGGGGCTGCCCCCTACCAAGGATTAATAGGATGGGTGTATAATTCAGCCGGAGGATCGGAATTGTCGCTTTCATCCTTCATGTTTGACGGATTGGATAAAAATGGTTTCGATTATGGATATAGATTAGATATGTCAATACTTTGGACAGAACTATCATCTCCATTTGATTCAATTTTTACGAATAAAATACAAGTTGATAGTGCTCTCTGGATTGATTATATAGAACATATA